CGTTTCGGTCGATCCGCCCACGCCGCCGGTCAAGGTCAGCGTGCCGAGCGCCGTGCTCGTGATATCGGCCGGATCGCTGAAATCGGCCGCATCGGTCTCTTCGAGCACAGTCGTTACTGCCAGCGTCGCGCCCTCCGCACCGATCACGGCGCGGGCCTGCACACTGAGCAACGCGCTCTCAAAGTTTTGCGGTTGCGCGGTCTTATCGAACGTTGGCGAATAGACCGCCGTATTATCGCCGGTGCCACCGGCCAGCGCCGCGGCAGGCGTGATTCCTGCCGACACCGACAGGAAACCTGCCGGGTTCATCACATGCGGATAATTGGGCATCGGATGTTCTCCTGTTCGCTTGCTTCGTCAAGGGGCTCCCGCGCGGGAGCCCCGGTTTAAGTCAGATTACGCGCCGTATTGGACGCCGGTCTTGACTGCGCATGCCTGGTCTTGGGTCAGCGCGAAGTCGTTGTAGATCGTGGCCTTGACGAGCGTAATGTTTTCCTGGAAGCAGGAATGCGTCACGTCGTTTTCGTCCACGTAGCTCGCCTGGTCAGAGCCCGAGAGCATGATCTGCGTGGCTTGGCCGATCACGGCGTAGCTCATGTCACAGAGGATGAGTTCGGACTCATCGCCGCCCGCGCCGAGGTTCTTCGGCACAGAGGTCGTAACCTTCAGCGTGGCCTCGGAGAGCTTGCCTTCGCGGATTTCCGGCGCGAAAACGAGGTTGCCGTTGCCGTCCGAGACCGAATATTTGAGGTAGTTCTTCGAGCGCGGATTCATGAAGATGACCGGATTTTCCATCCGCACGTCCGCACCTTCAAGCGCGTCCCAGAGTTCCTGGAGGTCGGCGCGTACAGAGGCAAGATCGCTGCCGTTCGTGGCCGTGATGCTCGCGGAAGGCGCAAGGTAGCGCATACCCTTCGGCGCGTATTCGCTGCCAGTGCCACGAAGGAATGCGCGGTCTTCGGTAGTGCCGAGCGAGCGCACAAGGCCGCGCCGCACGATGTTATCGGCCATGTCGCCGCCGAACGTAAGCAGCCGGAGCGTGATCGGAACGATGGCGACAAGCTCCTTTGCCACCAGCTTGACCTGGCCAGCGCCCATCTGGGAGACGGCAGCCGCGCCAGCTTCGCCTACGTAGTGACCGGTCGGGCCGCTCGTCACTTTCGGGATGTCCATCGTGCCGTAATCGAGCGGCATGACTTGCACGCCAGTGCTACGCACGACGGCTTCGGAGTCGAGGTAGTCGATAATCTGCGAGGCCATCTCGCTCGGGAGCCAGAAGCCGCCGCTGGCGCCGGTCCCTGCGCTCATGGCCTTTTCGACGGCCTCGAAAAGGTCCTTTTCCTGGTCCGCCCACTTCGCCTTCGCCTGCTGGATCGCGGCGTAGGGATCGAAGCGCGTGGCCATCAGGCTACGCACGAGGCGGCCGAGCACTTTGCCCTTGTCCACGTCCTGCGGCTTGCGGCCGATTCCAAAGGTTCGCAGGGCCGCGACTACGTCAGAAGCCCCCGAGCCTTGGCCGACCTTGGACATTTCATCGCGGACAACGCTGCTCACGCTGTCCTTGAAGAGAGCCCGAATTTCGTCAACGGTAATCGTCGCGCCCATTGAAATCTCCTTGGGTCAATCGACCCGGCCACGTAGGCGCCCAAGCTCACTCGCCATTGCATCTCGAATAAGCCCAGGCGCTTCCGTCTTCAAAAACTCGTTGACCTCGGAAATCGTCGCGCAGCCCGTCGCTGAATTGCCGTTGTCTTTTCCGCCATTACCGGCGTCCGCACGTTGGACGGCCGGAGAATTCCATTCCTTCAACGCCGAAAGCGCTGCGAACGCCTTGTCCGCATAACCTTCGGGTAGGAGTGCCTTGCTCGATTCAATTGCCTCGCGGAGGCGACCGATCTGCGTTTCGACCGCCGCCTTCGCCCGGTCCGCTCCACTGAGCACGGATAATATCCCCGAATCGCTGTCAAAAACAAACAGATCGGGGAAGTGCTTGAGCACGTGGGTTTCAACGAACCGCAGTTCGGGCGGCTCCGTGTCGAAATCGTTGCGATAGTGCTCGGCCAAATGCCGGTACTTCTGGCCGCTCGCATCGTCAAGTCGGCCGTCGAGCAATGCCTCCATCGCGTGCGTGACACCGCGCCATACGACGGCGCGTTCTTTTCCGTCCGCGTCGCGTTGATGATGATGGAAGTCTGTCCAGCCGTGGCCGCGGGGCGTCGAGCGTTCGGCCACTTCGGGGCTGGGCCCCGAAGTCGCAACCTCGCTCTCGCTGTATCCCGCGGCGCCCTCGCCACCATCCCCGCCCGGCTCGGGCGTGGTTTGGGCCGGCTGGACTGCCGGGCTCTCACCGTTTTGATTTTGAATATCACTACCAGCCTCGGGCTGGCCTTCATCGGTAATGTCTTCCGCGCTCAGGATTGTCGGCATGCTGATGGCTGGCGGCTCTTGCCCATCCGCCGTCTTGTAGAGCAATTCGAGCAGGCCGCGCGGAATCAGGATTCCGTTTTCGAGCTTGAACCCGGCGTCCTTTTCGCCAAGGCCGTCAAGCCGCTCGGACGCCCAGCCCTTCATCGGCGTCGTGTCGATATGGCCAAGCGCACGGGCCTGCACAAGCGCGTCGGGATTGGCGGGCACCGGCACACAAGAGTATTCGAGGAGCTCTTGCTCTTTGAAGTCGACGCCACGCTTGCCTTCGGGCCGCTCTTCAACCCACTCCCAACGAATCGGATCGAAGCCCACGGACACGGCGCTCATATAGCCGCCACGATAGAGCTCGTAGACCAGCTTGTAGAATGGGTCCAACTCGATTGCGAATCGCGCGGTGGAAACAAGCTGACCATTCTCGACGTGGATTTCTTCCGACTTGGCAACCGGCAACGCAGTGTAATCATGACACCACAGTACAACAGGATTCTTGCGGTAGTTTTCGAGCTTCCAACCGTCAACGGAAATAATATCCCCCTCACGATCCACGCTGGCGGTTGAGATGATGAACTTCAACCGGCCATCCCCGCTATCGTCGACCGGCTCGATCTTTTGCGCTACGGCAAATTTACGCACCAACAGATCGGACACGTCTTTGTGTTCCATCAGCATTCGCTGAAACACTGCGCTGGCCGCGAATCGCTTACTCATTTCGTTTCTCCGCTCTCGACTTCAGCATTTCTAGCACAGCCGTCTGTTGTTCGTCAAACCCGCGCCGGACTGCCCGCCGCATTTCGAGTATGTACTGCCGCGCCGCGACCTGGAACGTCGTCCATAGCGCCTTCTTCTGCGGCACAGTATAGCCCTTTCCGAAGAATCCAACAACCCGGCACAAGCACTGGATGTCTTCATCCGGCACGCCGAAGCCTCCTGGATAGAGCGCCGTCGCGCCGGAGTCCGAAAGAAACGGCTCATTCAGGTTGCGAATTTGGCCGTCGAGTAGACTGCCCTCCGAGTGTGTGTCCCGATGGTTCGCGCCTTGGGTAATGAGCCATTGGACTTGTCGCATGTTGGAATCGCGCAGTCCCTCATAAGCGCCAAAATTCGCCGCCCGGTGCGTCTCGGTCCGCGCAATCATGTGCGAGCGTAGGCCGCGCGCGTCGTCGAAAACAGCGACGATCCCATCCTGTATCTGGCTCATGGTCTGGCCATCGGCGACAGCGCGCGCCATCGTTTCGCGGAGTTGGCGCCGTGTCGTTTCGTTCACAAGGTCCTTGATCTTCGTGGCGCTCTCCTGCAGGAGGTAGCGCGTGACGCGCGGGTCCTGCAAGTCGAATCGGATCGAAAGCCCTGCCTCTGTAATGGCCATTTGTCCGAATGCCGCAATCGTGTCGGTCATGACCGGGCGCATCTTCGCATGCAGTACGGCGGAATCGGCTTCTTGTGCAATGATCTCGATATCCGCCGCGGTCAGGATCGGATCGTTCAGTTCCATCACGAGGTCCCAGAGCGGATCGGCGGGTGTCACGGCCTTGACGGTTTTCTCCGGCTCCGCGTCCGGCGGCATGTCCATATCCATATCCATGTCCATGTCCATCTTCGCCTTCGGGCATATCCATTCGGGCTCTTCGAGCTCGTCTTCCGGCTCGGGCGGCGGAAGCGCCGGCGGTTCTTCGGGCGGCGCGCCGATCCCCGCCAACGCATCATAGCTGAGTTCGTTCAGGTCTTTGACCGCCACGAGGCTTAGCGGCACCATGAACAGATCGCCGCTTTCATCCGGCAATGGTTCTTCGCCGCCGAAGCGCCGCCACTCGTTGACCGTATAGGCCCAGGGCGATAGCGTGCGCACCTCTTTGTCAAACACCTTATCGCTCGGAACGATATCATCATAGTCGAGAATAAGCCGGTCATCGAACATCGGCACCACGCGCGTCTGAATCACCTGCCTCGTGGTTTCAACGCGGGGCACCACGCATTTGCTAAAAAAA